GAGGAATATGATCGATATTCTTATATCCCCCCTGTCTAAACCAAGGCAAAATCGTAGCGATAAATGGCGTAAAAGACCTGTGGTTTTGAGGTGGAGAGCATGGGCTGATGAGATAAGATTGGCTTGTCGATACGAAGAATGGGTTCCATCGGATGAGTTGGTCATGGAATTTTATATCCCCATGCCAAAGTCCTGGAGCAAGAAAAAGAGGGCCGAATTTGTCGGGAAACCACATACCCAAAATCGATTGGATATCGATAATTTATGCAAGGCGGTGATGGATGCATTGATCAAAAAAGATGGGTGTGTCCATTATCTCAAGGCTAAAAAGTTCTGGTCTGAGGAGGGGATGATCAAGTTGGGAAATAAATGGGAACAATATAACTAAGGAGAGAAATGAGACAAATGGAATTGGAACTGGGAAATTTTAAGGTGCTTCAGGCAATAAGACGGTCCCAGGAAAGACGAAATCAAGAGGCGAGAAAATCCTTTTTTCGCTTCGTTAAATTTAATTTTTGGAGAGAGAGAAATGGCAATAATTGTAAAGAAGGAAAAAACTGAACAGGAAAATTTTCAGAATAGATTTGATCCGGAGGTCCGGAAATTATTTATTGGCGGAACAGATATCGCTGCAATTTTAAGAATGCACCCTTACCGAAAAAGGTATCGGGTCTGGCAGGAAAAAACTGGAAAGAGGGATCCGGAGAATCTCGAAGATAATGAACCAGTATTTTGGGGGTCCTTCCTGGAAGATAAAATCGCCGCAAGATATGCGGAGATTACAGGCAATAAAGTCCGCAACGTAAATCGTACTTTGGTGCATCCGGACTTAAATTATATGAGAGGACACATAGACCGGAAAATCGTAGGAAAGAACGCCGGACTGGAAGTTAAAACTGTTGGTCTCAGGTCTGCCTACTTATGGGGAGAACCTTGGACTGATGAAATTCCCTTGCATTATGAAATACAGGTCCTGCACTACATGGCTTTAACTGGCTACGATTATTTCGATATTGCTGCACTTTTCTTTGGCCAGGAAATGCGGATATATCATGTTAGCCGGGAAAATAACCTGGACCGGATGACACAAATTGAAGATACTGCTCGAGAATTTTGGGAGTCTCACGTCTTAACGGATATCCCACCTATTCCGGAAAGTACTGAAGAAACTTCAATGGCATATCCCGAGGCTGACCGGGGAAAGGTGGCCACCCTTAAAGTTGGGCAGGGACACCTGGTGTCTGACGTTCATAACCTGAGCGAAGACATGGAGACTCTGAAGGATAAACTGGACTCGGCAAAGACTGAACTCCAGAACACGATGGGCGATGCCGAGGTCCTGGAAAACTCGGACGGTTACGAGGTTGCTACCTGGAAGAATTCCTCTAGGAACGGCAAAATATTTCGGACGTTCAGAATGAAAAGACGGAGAGAAGACAATGAGTAAAATTACAATGGACTCAATTATAAAAGGAGTCGAAACAGTACCTTTGGTTACCGTGGTTACCGGGGCAACTGCCGTAGGGAAAACACATTTTGCTTGCCAGAGTGATGCTCCCATTATGCTGGACCTGGAACATGGTGCAGAGATTCATAACCACCAGAAGATTCCACTATATGGGAAGGACGTAGTCTTTGACGATTGTGTGGAGTCGCTGCGACTTATTTATGCTAACCATAAAAAAATGGGCGTAAAAACAGTGATAGTGGACTCATTTGACTGGGTACAGAAACTCATACATAAGGAGGTCTGTTCCAAAAAAAATGTGGAGACCATCGACGAGCTCAAATGGGGAGCAGGATATCAACTCTCTGCATCGTTAGCCCAGGACTTTATTAATGGCCTGGACTCACTGAGACAATTGGGACTGGAGATTATTATTATCTGCCATACCCAGATAGTGAAAGTCGATGAGCCCATACATGATTTGTATGAGGTCTACGATCTTAAATTAGATCGCTTGATTCGTAACAATCTCAAAGAATGGTCCACAATTATTGCCTTCTGTGAATTCGATCAGAAAACTCACCTCAAGGGGGAGCGCTTTGGAAAGAAAGTATACAAGGCTATCTCCACTGGCAATCGCATAATGCACACTATTCCACAGGCCGGATTTGTAGCAAAGTCCCGGATCCCAATACCTTCGCCGCTACCATTGGATTGGAAGGTATTCAAATCAGAAATTGATAAAGCAAGAAAAGGAGAATAAATGGATTTAGGCTTCAACGTAATGGACTATGCCCCCGGGAATATCACCGAAGGTGAGTCCAAAGAATATACCCTGGCAACGCCAGGGAAATATAAAGTTGAGATTATTGATTCCTCTGAGGAAATTTCCGCAGCAGGGAATCGATATTTAAAACTGAAACTTTCTATCTGTGATGGTGGCAAGTTTGATGGGACATTTATATGGGATAACCTAAACCTATACCATCCTACCGAGAGTGTCCAGGGCCTGGCTCGTCAGATCCTTGGGACAATCTCAAAAGCCTGTGGAGTAATTGGTCCGAAGGATACTTCGGAACTCCACTTCAAACCATTAACCGCCCTCCTGGATGTTGAACCGGAAGGAGATTATCCGGCAAAGAATGTTGTTAAGAAATATTTCCCCTTGGATCCTGGCCAGGTAAAAGAGGCTGCGGAAAAAGTCACCAAAATACAACTCGATCAGATCTCGGCCCTACCGAGCAGAGGAGGTGATGCACCTAAAGTAGACTCAGAACCGATGAAAGATGGGATCCCCTTCTAATGGATCCAAAATTATGCTTGTTCTGCGGGGTCGAATACTATCCCCGCAGTTCCCAAAGCAGACAAAAATATTGCAGCCGATCCTGTAAAGATAAACAGGCCTGGAAAAGGTTTAAGGACTCCGGGGATATACGTCAAAGGAAAGGAGGCTACAACCGTCTCACTTATATCTCAATCTGGTTGAAACAAATTGACCTGAGTGTCCCTTGCTTTTACTGCCGGAAACGCCTTTTTCCTGAAGATAAATGGGTCCTGGATCACATGGAACCTCTTAGCTCATTATCAACCCGGCAACAGATGCAATCACCGGATAATCTCTGTATTGCGTGTGTCTCTTGTAATGTGAAAAAGGGTAGCACTCCACTGAATGAGTTCCTGAAACAAATTGAAAAAAATGAATAAGTTCTGTAACGAATATCTTGCAATGAGGAAAAGAGTGAGATTGAGGATTGCAAGTAAAAGACATAGACAAAAAAGGGCGAAGGATTCTTACCAGTGCTACCTGGTATATATGAAACTTAGGAAACTGATTTAAGAAAAAGAAATGATAATTTATGGTGATTGCAGAGAAAAGCTGAAGGAACTGGGTCCTGAGTCTGTTCAGATGTGCGTTACATCACCGCCATATTGGGGTCTCAGGGACTATGGACATGACGATCAGCTTGGACTTGAAGAAACACCGGAAGAATATACTGCAAATATGGTTGAAGTGTTCAGGCAGGTGAAACGAGTTCTGAGGGATGATGGGACTCTCTGGCTGAATTTGGGGGATAGTTATGGGACTTCTGGGGGTCCTACGTTAGGGGAAATTATTTTTAGTGGAGTTAAGGGAGAAAAAAGAGATGATTTTTATGGGAAGGCAAATAGTCTGGATAAAATGACAGGATTAAAACCAAAAAACCTCATTGGAATACCCTGGAGAGTTGCATTTGCTTTGCAATCTGACGGTTGGTATCTCAGGCAGGATATTATCTGGCACAAGCCTAATCCGATGCCTGAGAGCGTTACAGACAGGTGTACTAAATCACATGAATATATATTTTTATTAAGTAAGTCTGCAAAGTATTTTTATGATGCTGATGCTATCAGAGAACAGCACAAGCACCCTGAAGTCAACCATAAATCAGATACTAAATCTATAAATCAAGAAAAAGTATATTTTAATAATGCTCCAACAAATTTAGGAAGATGCGGTAATCACGAATTAGGAGCAAATAAACGCTCAGTCTGGACAGTCGCAACCAAACCTTATTCTGAAGCTCATTTTGCAGTCTTTCCACAAGAACTGATTGAACCCTGTATCCAAGCAGGAAGTAAAGTGGGGGATATTGTACTTGATCCTTTCTTTGGAAGTGGAACAACTGGTGAAGTATCACAGAGGTTTGGCAGGAATTATATAGGCATTGAGTTGAATGAGGACTACAAATCACTGCAACACAAACGATGCGCTCAAATGGGGTTGGGTTTCTAATGAAACTGATTTAGGGAGAGAAATGATGCAACTATCTATGTTCTATGGAGCTCGGGCCACCAAACCCACAAGGGTGGACTCGGATGAGTTCTGGGAGGACATAAGAACAGGGAAATGGGAGACGGAGATAACAGATCTAAGAAAATTGCTCCAGGTAAAGGGCAAGGAGGCCTATAACGAAAAGAAGAAAGAGTTATGGGCAGTTACCATGTCCGGATTGTTTTTGCAACGTGCGGCTAACAGCATGGTCAGATACTCTGGTCTTATCCAAGGGGATATTGATTCCGTGCCAAATCCAGAGCAGCTTAGGGACGAGCTAAGTCTTGATCCGCACGTTCGTGCTTCCTTCCTCTCTCCTTCCGGAAAAGGAGTTAAACTTGCCATCCGGGTTCCAGATGATCCGGAAAAACACAAGGACTCATTCTTTGCTGCGGAGCGGTATTTTAAGGAAAAACATGGAGTGACCATTGATCCATCCTGCAAAGACATTAACAGAATATGTTTCACTTCCTGGGATCCGGAGCTAAAGGGAAACGAGGATGCAATCCCAATTGAGGTTGGTGAGGAAAATTACCCTAAAATAGCTCCACAGGCTCTGCCATTACAAAAGTATCGCTACGGGACTGTCAGGTGGAACGAGGTGTTTGAAAGCCAGGGGATGGTGCTCAAGGTGATAAGCAATACAATCCTGGTGCAATGCCCTTGGAGACATCTCCATACCACTGGAAAAGATGGTGATCGATCCACTATCGTATTTACTGATGGAACTAAAGCTTTTAAATGTAGTCATGCTCATTGCGAAAGTCGTGGACCAAAAGACCTGGAGAATTATTTTACCCAGGAAGTAATCGCCAGGCACGCTGATCCATATGAGAACAATTTTGCTGAGCCAATTGGGCGGCCTCGGAAAACAAAGCTCGAAAAAAAAGTCGAGAGAGATATACAACCAATCGAAAAAGAGCTCCTGAACCCTCCAGGATTCGTCGGAGACTGGGCAAAGTTCATAACCGATACTGCATGGTTCCCACAACCTGAGCTCGCTATTGGAGCATCTCTAGCCTTCACTGCTACTATGCTTGGCAGGAAAATAAGGGATGAATCAGATATCAGACCAAATATATATGTTGCAGCCCTTGGAAGAACCGGAATCGGCAAGGAGCACGCTAGGAAGCTCATCAAGCTAATGTTTGCCCAAACTGGTGTCTCAGGGTTCGGAGCAGAGAAACTTTCCTCCAGGAGCGCAATTGAGAGGACAATTTCTGCTACACCGTCTTGTTTATACATGATTGATGAGTTCGGACACTATATCTCCTCAATTATGAATCCTAACTCAAACTCACACCTCAGAGACGTAAGTTCGATGTTCCTGGAGTTGTATGGATCCTCATCAAGTAAATTTTTTGGGACCGACAAGGCTAACTCGAGAGAGAATCCCAGGTTTGAAATTGATCAGCCTTCTGCATCAATTTATGGGACATCAACCAAAGAATCGTTCTGGAGTTCACTAACCAGTGAGGCCGTTAGCTCTGGAACAATCAATCGCTTCTGTATATTTGATGCCCCTGGAGAACGTCCTCCGGTCAATGAAGCAGGGATAATTGGGAGCATACCAGTGGCACTCACTACCAAGGTTAGGGCCTATAACGATATGCCTATCGATCCTGGAGCTAAAGGTAACATCACTGAGCTAGGGATCCCAAGGCCATTAGTCATAACTTCATCTGATGCAGCTAAGCAGATATTCAGAGCATTCCAGAAAGAAACCCTCAGACTCTCAGACCTGGGAGCAGATACTTCTGCAATGTGGTGCAGAGCAGCAGAGACTGCAAAGAAAATAGCACTCATCCTGGCTGGGTCCAGGTTTACAGATATTACCGCTGATGATGCAAACTATGGCTGCGAACTTACAATCACTTTGGTGAATAATGCATGTGTCTCAATTAGAGAGAATCTAAGTGACAATGAGTATGAACGAGAAAGCAAAAGAGTTGAGACCATAATTAGGGATAGTGGACCGAAGGGAATTTCGATGAAAGACCTCGTCCAAAGGACACGGTTTCTCAAGTCGAGAATGCATAGAAAAACATTGCTCGATGACCTGTATGAATCCGAGCTCGTAAACAGAGAATCAAGAGCTATAGGTGTAAGCTCTAGACCGTCAATTGTCTGGTTTTGTGAATAGGTGTAACACCTAAAGGATTGTGATACACCCAACAGAGGTAGCACTAGCCTAGTCTTAATACTTATAGATGTAATATATAGGTGTATATGTATATACATAATATAAGGGTATTTAGGGGGGTATTATAGGGAATACCCTACACTTTACACCTATCGGCTGGAATCGATTGGGGTTACTGGCCTGGAAGCACATTTACAAATTTACACCTCATACACCCCAAACACCTATGACCATTTGAAGGGATAGAATGCCAAGGAAGAATCCGGTTATAAAAAGTAAGAAGGCTCTGAGGAAAATCAGAGTCGATGCTGAGATGGAAACTCCAGAGTTCTGGGATAAGATATTCGATACGATTTCTTCTGGCGTTGCTCTCTTTGAATACTGCCAGGTTGAGGACATTCCATACACAACGATTCAAGGAAGGATCCGTCGCTCGCCTGAGCTCACGGCCAAGTTGAGTCGCGCACGCGAGGCCCGAGCGTCGGTTCACGCTGACCGCATGGAGGATATCGCCAATCGCGTCGAGTC